CGCTTGAGCATATGACCGCAATTTATCATGGGGGGCGTTTAATTTATATGAAAGCAAAAAAAATATGACAGGGCCAGCACCGAAACCAACTGAACTCAAGCGTGCATTGGGAAACCCAGGCAAGCGCAAACTGCCTGATGTGAGCAATGTAATCGCGCTTCCGCGTGTTGATGACAAGCCACCGGCGCAACTTTCAAAGGGCGCAAAGAAACTTTGGGCAGACATTCGTATGATGGCACCGTGGATTGCAAACTCAGATGGCATCGCCTTGATTGAACTATGCGAGAAGTTTGATCGCAAAACTCAACTTGTTGAAAAGTTGAAAGAAACAGATTATGTGCTTTTTACAGATAAAGGTTATGCCTACGCCAACCCACTTGTTGGAATGATCAGCACAACCGAGAATGAGATTTTGAAACTTCTGTCAGTTCTAGGTTTGACACCTTCTGACCGAAGCAAGTTGGGGGTTGCAGAAGTTAAGGTTCGCAGTAAGTTAGACGAGCTACTTTCGCAAAAGCGCAATGTCTGACAAGTCTTGGCCGCCAAGATGGTTGACTGAAGTTCCACTTGATGAACAACTTCGCGGTGACGGTGACTTGTACGCCGACTTTGCCGAAGCCGTTTGTCGAGTCACAAAAGATTCAGTCGCATCGCCAGCCGGCAAGTTGCTATCGCTTCGCCCGTGGCAGCGCGAGTTGCTTCGTCACTCACTTGCTCGCCGTGAAGATGGAAGATTTCGTCACCGAACCGCCCTTGTCGGAATGGCACGCAAGAATGGCAAGAGTGCATTGGCAGCATCAATGGGTCTTGCCGGTCTAACAGTCGGCGGCAACGGTTCAGAAATCTATTCGTGTGCAGCAGACCGCGATCAAGCAAGAATTGTATTTGGCACCGCCAAGCGAATGATTGAATTAGATCAAGAACTCTCATCAATGTTCACGCTTTACCGCGATGCAATTGAGTTCAAAGAAAAGGCTTCGGTCTATCGAGTGCTATCGGCAGAGGCTTACACAAAAGAAGGTTTGAACCCTTCACCACTTGTCATCTTTGACGAGGTTCACGCACAACCAAGTTGGGATTTATGGAACACACTCTCACTTGCAGGTGGCGCACGAGCTGATTCATTGCTCTTTGGAATTACAACGGCAGGTGTGAAAACACAAGCCAACGGTCAAGACTCACTTTGTTATTCTCTGTATCAATATGGGCAGAAGATTGTCAAAGAAGAAGTTCAAGACAAATCATTTTTCTTTGCATGGTGGGAACCAACAAAGCCTGAAGGCGACCACCGTGATCAAGGTCTGTGGGCGCAAGCAAATCCCGGACTCGGTGACATCGTTGATTTAAGCGATTTCGAGAGCGCCGTGTTGCGTACCCCCGAAGCTGAGTTTCGCACCAAGCGCATCAATTGCTTTGTCAGCACATCTGTTGCCTGGTTGCCAACAGGTTCATGGGAAGCAATAGAAGATAAAACAAGAGTTCCAATACCTGGCGAAGAAGTTGTCCTTGCATTTGATGGTTCTTTCTCGAATGACTCAACTGCACTCGTTGCATGGTCACTCGGCGGAGAAAAGCCACACTTGAGCGTTGTTGGGTTATGGGAAAAACCTGACGATGCAGAGCAAGGATGGCATGTACCCATTGCAGAAGTTGAACAGACGATCATCGGCTTTGCCCGTGATACTCGATTTGATGTGCGCGAAATTGTTTTCGACCCTGCCAGATGGAACCGAACCTTTATGGTTCTTGATGAAGAAGGACTCCCCGTTCTCGCCTACCCCAACAGCGCAGAGCGAATGGTTCCTGCAACACAAAAATTTTACGAAGGCGTTGTCAATCAATCATTCACTCATGATGGGGATGAGCGCCTTGCAAGGCACATCGCAAACTGTGTCACGAAACAATCATCAAGAGGTGTGATGGTTGCAAAGGCAAGTTCTCGCCGTAAGGTAGATGCTGCCGTTGCTTCAATCTTTGGTTATGACAGAGCCACCCAACCTGCGCCACCAAAGCCACCTACCGCACGATATTTTTCCATCCAAGTCTAAGGAGAGCAATGAACTTCTTGAAGAAGATTGATTATGCACTCATCATTGAGGTCATCGGTGTTTCTTTGGTAACAACCGGACTTTGGATGCTTTCCGAACCTGTCGCATTGATTGCGCTCGGTGGGTTTTTAGTATGGGCGACAGAAAAGGTTGACAAATGAGTTTGAGTAAGAGACTGCGCGGAGCAGGAGACAAGCGAGCCAATAACAATCAATATGTTGAGCCAATCATCCCTGGTCGCCCTGCATACATGGCACCTTCAGGAATTGATGTAACTGCCGACAGCGCAATCCGTATGTCAACAGTTTATGCTTGCGTGCGCCTTCTCGGTGACACAATCAGCTCGCTACCACTTGGCGCTTATGTGCGCCGTGGTCGTTCTCGCATTTCCTATGCAGCAGCATATGGCGAAACTCCAATGTGGGTCAATAAGCCTAATCCTGAAACATCACGCATTGAATTTTATGAGCAAGTCATTTCATCGTTGAACATTCACGGAAATGCCTTCATCTTGACTGTACGCGATGACAACAACGAGGTTGTGGAAGTTTATTGCCTCAACCCTGATGATGTCAGAATTCGCCGCCTACGCCCTAATGAACCCCTTGTGTACGAGGTTCAGATACGCGATGAGCAGGGTGCATATACTCAAATTCTTACTCAGAATGAAATGCTACACATCCCATTGTTCAGACTTCCTGGATCGCATTATGGTCTCGGCCCAATCGCTGCTGCTCGACTAACAATCGGCGCTGCTATGGCAGCCGACACCTATGCAGCAGCGTACTTTGGTAATGCAGCCAACCCAGGCGGAGTCATTGAAGTTCCGGGCGAGCTAACAGAAGAGCAAGCGCAAGATATTGGTCGTGATTGGAACATCACTCACACAGGCCCATATCGCGCAGGAAAAATTGGCGTGCTTTCAGGTGGTGCTTCATTCAAGCCATTGACTTTGAACGCCCAGGATGCCCAATTGCTAGACACACGGCGCTTCAATGTGGAAGATATTGCACGCTTGTTCCGCGTTCCGATCAGCCTTTTGGGTCATCCCGTTGCAGGTGCGATGTCATTTGCATCTGTTGAAGCACAGAATCTTTCATTTGTTCAGCACTCATTGCGCCCATTGCTTGAGCGTTTAGAGCAATCTTTCAGCACTTTACTTCCTGAATCTGATGGTTTCATCAAATTTAATCTTGATGCTCTGCTACGCGGAACAACTCTTGAGCGATTTGAAGCCTACACAAAGGGATTGCGTGAGGGTTTCTTGAGCCTGAACGATGTTCATGCAATGGAAGATATGGCACCAATCCCTGATGGCGACAACTATCGCGTGCCATTGCAAAACATTGATGCAAGTGATGCAAAAGATGTTGGTGTCAAATTGCGTGCTGAAATCGTTACACAACTCGTTCAAGTCGGCTATGACCCTGAAGCGGTATTGGCTGCGATTGGAATGCCACCGATGGCACACACAGGAGTTCCTTCAAGTCAGTTGCAACCAATTGCTCAAATTGATCCACTTGATCCTGCATCAGCTTACGAAGTCAACTCTCGTGAGGCTCGCAATGAGCAACCACATATGATTCTTCAAGTTCCTGAACCAACAGTCAATGTCGCAGCACCTAATGTGACTGTTGAACCTGCGATGGTCATGTTTGATTCACCACAGGTCAATGTTGAAGCGCCAAATGTGAGCGTGGATGCACCAACTGTCAATGTGACAAACACAATTGAACGCACTCGTGTTCGCAAGAGAATCATCCGCGATGAGAACAACCTCATTGTTGAAGTGATTGAAGAGTTTGTTGAGGGGGATGAATAATGGCAACAGGTCTGAGTTCATATCTTGCAAACAAGTTTCTTGATGCAGTTGGCAACGCCACCGCCTATTCAGCAGCCAATGTCTATGTGAAACTTCATGTCGGCGACCCAGGCGCAAATGGCACAGGCAATCCTGCAACTGAAACAACTCGTCAATCAGTTTCTTTTGGAGCTGCATCAGGTGGCGGATTAACTTCAGATGCAGATGTCTCTTGGACAAACATTGCAGGTTCAGAGGATGCGACATTCTTCACGGCTTGGGATAATGCCACAACAGGCAACTTCCTGTTTAGTGGTTCCATCACAGGCAACTCTTACACCGCAGGAGATACCTTTACCATTCCAAGCGGTTCTCTGACAGTATCGCTCACACTAGCGAGCTGACATGGCGCAGTTTGTTCTTGATACATCTGAACTCGATGTTGATGTTCTAGGGCCGATCACATTTGCAACTGCAAATGCAACTCTTGGTTCTATTGATGCAAGTGCAACTGCACGGATTGATAACCTTGTTTCGGCAAGCGCACCTCTTGGTGGACTTCTAGCACAGGCAACAATTCCTGAACCTGAAACTGCCGTTGTCGGATCGTTCGGAATGCCGAACTTTGTTCAGCCTAACTTTGTTCTTCCAACACCTGAACCAAAGATTCCAAGTGTGATTCTTGCAGGTGCTTCCGCATCATTGGGCGTTGTCAGAATAAATGCAGTTTCACAGATTGACTTTTCCGTACTCAATGACGATGCAGAAGTTCTGCTTCTGATTTAAGGATAAAAATGCCATATTTCATCTCAGATAAACAAAGCGATTGTGCAGGTTGGGCAACTGTCAAAGAAGAAACTGACGGTTCCTACACAACAATTGGTTGCCATGATGACAAGCAAAGTGCAGTTAATCAGATGGTTGCAGTATCTATCTCAGAGGATATGGAACCGGGTGGAGAAATAAACACTCGCGCAGTTGATTTGAGCGTTCCTTCTTTCATTCGTGAAAATGCTCAACGAGGTCTCAAATACCTTGAAGAAGGTTTTGGGGGCGATGGCTTAACTGATGGCACAAAGCGTGAAGCACGCGAAATGGCAGCAGGTCGAATCACCGAAAACAAAGTTCGCAAGATGGCACCCTGGTTCGCTCGCCATCAAGTAGATGGACAAGCACCAAAAAACAGCGATCCTTCAGACTCACAGTATCCAGGCGCAGGTCTTGTTGCTTGGTTGTTGTGGGGTGGAGATTCCAACTTTTCTGACAGGGCGCAAAATTGGGCGCAACGCAAGATTGATGCGCTCGATGCCGAATCCGATTCAAGGAGCAAAATGAAAAAAATTGAACGCCGCACATTCACCGTGCGAGATGTTGAAGCACGCCAAGCTGAAGATGGCACAATGCGCCTTTCAGGTTATGCAGCCGTGTTTAATGATTCAAGCGTTCCCCTTCCTTTCAAGGAGAGCATCGCACCGGGAGCCTTTCGCAAGACTTTGATGGAAACACCTGATGTGCGCTTACTCATCAACCACGAAGGTCTGCCATTAGCTCGCACCAAGAATGGCACATTGAAACTGACTGAAGATGATCGCGGTCTGTATATGGATGCAGAGATTGCAGACACATCAGAAGGGCGCGACCTTTACAAGTTGGTTGAGCGCGGAGATGTTGACCAAATGTCTTTTGCCTTCCGTGTGATTCGTCAGAAGTGGTCAGATGATAGAAGTCGCCGTGTTCTTACAGAAGTCAGCCTTGCTGATGGCGATGTCTCAGTCGTCACCTATCCTGCTTATCCAACAACAAGTGTTGAAGCACGCGAGGCATTGCGAAGTGCCATAGATGCAATCAAGGAAGGCCGTGAAGTCACCGGTGAATCTTTGATCGTCTTGAAAACAATTTTTGATGACTTAAGCGAAGGTCATGAATACATCATGAAAGCCGTTGAAATGATGGCAATACTCACAGGCGCAGAAGGCGAAATTGAAGAAGAATCACGCGAAAATGTGGGCGACTTTGTTGAATGGGATTCAAGCGGTGGAACTGCTAAGGGTCGCATTGAACACATCATGGAAGAAGGCGTGTTAGGCATCCCAGGAACAGAATTCAGCATTGAAGCTGAAGAGGGCGATCCTGCTGTTTTGATTCGTGTATATGAAGAATTCCGTGATGGCTACCGACCAACAGAAACTTTGGTTGGTCACAAAATGTCTGAACTTCGTTACATTGAAGCCTTGCCTGAACCAACCGAAGAAGAAGGTCGCAAGATTTCTCTTCGCCTAGCAAAAGCGATAATCAATAACACAAAATAAGTTTCTGTCAGCAATCTGACAGATCGAAGTCGGAGCGAGACTCACACCCTGCAAGCGCCGTGAGAAGCATCGCCACCACCTCACTTCCAAAACAACAAACTCACAAGGAGACCAA